ATCTCTCCAAGTACTCGATCAACGAAGTCTTCCCACGATTCCTCTCCCCACTGATGAACAACTGCTGTTGCTTGAACTGGCGCGATGATCGGATGTTCTCCGTTATCCACTTCGCGATCTGAAGATCCTCAGTGTTAAGACCGTCAAGCGTGGGTGGTTGGTACTCTATCTTTTCTTTTCTAGCCTTTAGAGTACGAACCCACGTACCATAATCTTCCAATTTCTTCTTGTTGATCATCACATATCCAGGTTCATGTTCGTTTATCTCAGCCAGGTTCTTTCCATCCATGAGCATCTTTGCAATTTCCGTGTTCTTCTGAGCTTTCTTAGCTTTGATCGACTCAACGTCCAATCCTTTCGCTAGGTAATTGCCTGCTTTAGTCACATAGTCGACAGATCCCCTGACACTGTTGGCTACCTTATAATTACCGTGCTTGCCCCCTATGAAGTCGAAGCAATCAGGTTTTTTGAATTGTCTTCTGGTTTCGAATGACAAGAATACGTGCAAATGTGGAGTCCCATCTTTATGGTTCTCTTCACATACCACATATCCTTTAAGTTCTTCACGAAAGTTCGTTTCGATTTGTTGGGCGGCTTCTTCCTTCTTTCGGTCGCATTGAGGAAATGTCAGAATAAAATTCTTTCCATAGAGTCTAAATCCTTTGGGCTTATTCTTGCCCTTGGATTTGTTGACTCCTTTGGTGTTTCCTGGGATCTTCTTCGGCCTCTCTGTCAAGGGGACCTTTTCCAGAGTCTCGTCCTCTGAAGAGACAGGACCCTCGAGGCACAGGAGGCCTTCGGTATCGAATTCCTCTGGGGGGGAGTACATCTCTTGATGTAGTGTCGCATGGAGTGGCTCATGCTCCTTTTGATAGGATGTGAAGGTATTCCTTTTAAGAGGGGTGATTTTTGGGTCCATGGCTAGGGTCACGCGGGTCACGGAGGGGCGTTAGTAATATTAGACGCCCCAGTGTGACCCCTTTTATCCCCGTAATCAACCAGAGTCACGTGTCCCCTAGCTAGATATTTTTGACAGGTAGTCATGTTAGATATTAGTACGACTAGCGTAAGAAAAATAGTTTTGATTTCTATTTTTAGTGAGTGTCTAAAATCAAAGATTTTGTTGACACTTTGGGGGGTTCCCCCCCCAAGAACCCCCTGGGCACTGGCGCCCAGCCCAGCAGGCGGACGTGTCCGTATACAGGTGGCTTTGGCACGTGAACCGTGGGATGCTTCGCATCCGCACTCTCACACACTTGATAATATCCGAGTAGAGTATGAGGCATCCGTCGGCTTACGCTGTACAGTGCCCTGGGTTTCACCCGCGGGCACGAGTCAGAATAGAAAGTGATGTTATCCGATTTATGAAGAATAAATACATTTTTATTTGTTTAAGAGTCTGTGTAATAAATTCTAGAATTGAAAGAAATAGCAGCAGAGTCAGGAATAGAGCTTGATATCGCAAATAGAATCAATGCTCCACTTTCTGGAGCAGAAACAGCTGATGTACTGCCATATACTGTATTTATATTAAGCTTCATATATATGTCTTCACTAACATAAGAGGCAGAACTACTGACAGCTTGAGTAGCGGTGTTGTCTGTCCGACCAAGTTGGTAATACCAATCCTTAAGAAAGACAAATCTGTGTCTATTGTCATATCTTTCTGCTGAAATAGCAGAAACTTGTTGTAACATATCAGCTAGAAGGGGGAGTGAACCCCCATTGGGTTGTTTGTCTAAGACTAAACATACTCTAAACCGTTGATCAAGCATAGGAGTAGCAGCAGCAGTAGGTTGAATAGAGAAGCGAAGACGAAGAGCGCGAATATTGATGATTCTTCCGATACGTTGATAATACTCAGTACCAGTGCCAACTAGATTGAGACAGTAAACACTTCCACTAGCGGAAATACTTTGCGAAACAGTAGTATCTTGAACTTTAGGCCATTTTAGAACTTCAGAGTTATATTCCATAATGATAAAAGAGAGAAATCACCCCACACAACTAAATATAAATATCCGTTGTGTTTCTTTTTTCCCAGAAATAATTCTGTGAACTCAGTGAATTGTTCTCATTGGCGAACGTTCACTTAAAAGACGTGCTATTGGTGCTAACTGTATTTAAATATGGGAGACGTTGAGGAGTTACCTAAATCTTATCCTAAGACACCAAAGAAGAGAGCACCCGTTAAACGAGAAGCATCAGTACATCCAGCATGGTCAAAGCTTCCGTCAAAACTGTCACATATACCTCCGGATCTCGAAAAACTAACACAGCACGTGGAGTTGTTGCAAAAGCGCGTGAAGTCCTTAGAGGAAGAGTGGCTAGAAGTACTAGGGCACCTCTCAGAACAGGAGGATTTTACGGAGTGTATAACAGACGAGGACGAGATGAATTAAAATTTGTGGATGCTATTAGTCTGGGTACCCCTGCTGTAGCAGGTACCGTTACCCTACTGAACGGTATTGCCCAGGGTACAGACTACAACCAACGCATTGGTAGAAAATTCATGATGAAATCAATCATGTATCGCTTTTTGGTTAGAATAGACCCTACTGCAGCGTCTGTTGGAAATCTTTGCAGACTTCTCATTGTTTATGATGCACAAACAAATGGCGCTCTTCCTGCAGTTACCGATATACTTCAGATTGGTGATGTCCTGTCACCTATGAACTTGAACAATAGAGATAGATTCAAAATCATCTCAGATAAATGGTGGAATACTGGCGCGTACAACGTGGCCACAGGAAACATCACAACCGGTGAGTTTTGCCCACAGATGGATAAATTCTATAAGAAGATGAACTTAGAAGTCCAGAATAGTGGAACTGCTAACACTATTGGATCCATTTCCACTGGCGGTGTATACGCCATTGTAATCGCAGATATAGCTACTACCGTAGCAGAACTGTACTGCAGAATTCGTTATACCGATTCATAAATGAAATAAAAGATTTATTTGTAAATATATCTATATGATTTGTTGATTAGCCAAACCATAGACATTGATAAATTTCTCTACGGAAACACACAAGAGCCTAGCCTCCAGAGTCGTTAGCCTACCGTCCATAGCTGCCTTGGGATAGCACTCACCCAGGGAATAGTTACTAAGAATTATGACAGGCATATTCTTTACTTTTAGGTGTTGAGATCCTTTCTTTCTTAGGGTCATTCTACTTCCCTGCAGAAATTCATTCATCCATTGTAAGGTCTTTTGTCCCTTAAATTCGTCCAAGACAGCAAGGTCATACTCATCGTCATATGCGTCGTAGAAATCTTCCGTGTGCGGAATATGATACACAGACAATGATCTCTCCAAGTACTCGATCAACGAAGTCTTCCCACGATTCCTCTCCCCACTGATGAACAACTGCTGTTGCTTGAACTGGCGCGATGATCGGATGTTCTCCGTTATCCACTTCGCGATCTG